GGACTTTACGCTATATCTCGCGTGCGAGCTGCCTAGCAAGAGATGTTACTCTATTACTAAGTCTGAGCTTTTCTTGGGTCTTTGATCATCACATGTAGTGACAGGCCCATAGAAGGAATCGAGAACATGCTCATATCCTTTCTCTTCTGCACGACGTTTCCGTCTCTGGAGTTTTAACTCATGCAGGGTCTGTTTTGCTTCTTCTATGATAGAATCCTCATCATCTGAAGTGTCATTAGATAAAGCATGGGTATTTTCCATCCGTTCTTTCAGTTCTTGAAATCGTTTGAAATGCTCCTGCGCGGTGAGCTGCGGAGCATACCCTTCACTGGCAGTGAGCCAATGAGGTCTCTCAGACTCATCTGAGACTTCCACTTCCTTTTCTTTTGGGGCGTATTTATCGCGCACTTTCTTTAAAACGTGCTCGCGTTTTTTCCGTCCCAACCTTTTCTCATTCTCCTCTTCAATCACTTTCACATGAGGAGAATATTTAACAAAGTATTTTGAAATGTGGGGCCCTGTTATCCGGTCTCTCTTTCTCATAGCCTCAGCCCACTCTTCGAAGGTTAAATCACCCTCCGTCAAAGCAGTCATAAGACTTTTTCTAGAATCGAAGGTATCAACAAATGGCGTATACTGCGTTGCACTGAAAATCACGCTTTGCATTATTGCAGTTCCTACCACTGTATTGTTGAATGCCCAGAAATTTGTTAGGGCAGTCACGTCTATCACAGCATGAGTCCACCAGGTTGCAGCTTGACCTACAACCGTAGTTAATGGAACCCTCACCTGCGTTAAACTGACCGTTGTGTGTCCTGAAGTTGATGCGGCTAAAAGATCATTTGCCACAGCATTCGGACACGAGAGCGTACTCTGAGAAATAAAGAAACGCCACCGTCCAAGTCGAGGAAACCTCAACCCGATGGCCATATCAATATTGATATACGCTCCTTGCCAATTCGAATCTGGGGCGCCTCCTGAATAATTATCTTCAGTGGCGTCTTCGAGTAAGGCAGTTGTATTTGCCCCATGATCGGGGAAGTGAGACGCTATGGCGGACGCAAATGCATAAAGCACAGGTGGTCCGCCAACCGCGAACAAGGTCGACGAAATTGAAGCAACATTCGTCTGACAACTTGCACCGTTAGGGAGAACTCCTCCCTCAGCGTCTACTTGCAACGCCATTTGGAACAACTCAAGATCATATTGCATATATAAAACACCACACGCTGTACTCACAGGCGGCGGCGTAACAACAAACAAATGATATTTACCTTGACTGTATAGCCGACTTTCTCCGACTTGATCGACGAAGAGAGCTTCCAAAGGATCATCGTGTTTAAAAAAACACACGTGATCTTCATAGACACCAAAAGGCTTGGCTCCTTTATGAGCGGAAGCAACTTGCACTGCTGCAAAGCTGCCATCTATGGGCGAGTAAGAATCTCGAACGTCGTAATCAACGTAGTCTAGAAACTGACCTGCTGTTGTTGTGGGGCAGGAATGCTCCCAATAGAACTTGATGTTCTTAAAGCGGAATCTTTGAAACAAACCGCCAAGGATCTTCAATCTTGAGTTCGGAAACGACAATGGACTTATATCCTGGGAAAATGTCTCCGTTCCTGCTGGTGCTACCACCGTCACGGAAGTGATTTCAGCTATAACATCACAACCGCGCAACAAAATCCCATCTTCCTCTCCTGATCGAGAGTAAGACGAAACATTGATGCCTTTCTCCCGCCGCTTAGCGGAACTAACTTGCACACCATATCCCTTATTTGCTTTTTGAAGCTTCACAGCCACGGTTTTTGCTCGGAAATTTCCCATATTCCCTTTTCGTGTATTTTTGCTCAAGTTACCCATTGTTCGAGTTCCTCGAGCGTGAAGCATTTTATCGCGCGCCGATTGGGCCGCGCGGGCAGCTGGGGATGGTCCCCCCGCCGCTTTCATTGGCTTTCTTGTTTTCCTTGGCATTTCTAATTCAAAAAGATCTAAGGAATCCAAATCTGGTATAGACTGATCTGGGTAGTCTCGTCTACTCTTAGGTTCAAAGTAGGATTCGGCGGCATATTTATAGCCTCGCCCGGACCAGAACATATCGTCCTCTTCTTCTTCATCCATGTTAATCATTGAGCGAGACATTGCTGCATCGCAGTACTTTCTAGGGTACTTTTCATAACATTTATCGTGAGAACGACAAATTCGATCTAGCCCGCTATGCGGCTCTACTTCATAAGACCCGGATCCGGCTCCTGTCCAGCCAGGACCACAGTACGCTCCATGCCTCGGAACCAATCGGTCCCGAAAAGACGATGCTGTACTTTCACGTATTTTCCGAAGTAGAGTTGTGATATTGCGAATAGGCTAGGGGAGCCTCTCGCTGCAGAATTTTCCTCGATTATCGGTGAAGCAATCATTATTTGGATTAGCGCTCTACGCTTAAAATAAATCATGGTCACCAACTTTCGCTCCTTCTCATCATCTGACCAGAGAAGGGGGAAGCACTTTTGAAAAGCCGCATTATAGCGACTCAAGTGCACAACCCTAGGAGGTTCACTGCGAGGTATCTTAGTGTACCATTCCATTATAGCTAGTATTTTTTCATAGGACAGACGTGGTATGAGCATATTTGCCTCTTCAACATAAACACTCACATATCCAGCAAACTCTAAAGTCAGCGGAGTAGCAGGACTTCCATCGTCCCTCGGGCTTGTTAACTCCCAAGGACCTAGCTCTAAGAACGTGTTCTTCATCGTTAACTCAATCTCCTGCGGTGTCTTTCCAAAGTAATAAAAATCTGCCCTAGGAATCAGACAGTTGTCATCACCAAGAAAACAGCAACGTAAGTTATGACGAAAATCTTGTATGGTACGCAAGTTTTTTGGAACATGCTTGCAAAACATGTATGCATATACGAGGAACATCGCAATGCAATTTCTTATGATCGTGGCCATATCACCCGAAGGCATATCTTTTGGCCGAACGAACAAAGATCCAAATATGTGGCACACACCAGGACAGCACATGAGCCGCCATCCTACGCGTATTACCTGAGCCGCGAGTTCTTCACTCCCAGCTAGGTGTGCGATCACTAAATTAACAGCCCTGTGGATGTACTCTGCGTACTTTTTATCCCACATTTTAACATCTTTATCGAAACCGAACTTTACATCGAATTCCCAAAAAAGGTGGCTTAGCAATCGGTGCCAACCGCCGCGATCAAGAACCCGCCCGCAAGCCGGTTCAATGAATCCATTCGCTGCCGCGTTCATGAACTTCCCACAAAAATCTCCCAAAACTCTTCGACCATTTATGGTCATGATGAGATTATTGGCGGCAAACACTCGAGTCATCTTATCAAGAATCTTCTGTAATTTCCGCTTCTCATCTTTGAGAGAATATTTCATAGGATAGGCTCTCAAGGGACCCTTTCCCTTAAGCGCCTGCCGATCGAGTTTTAACTCTTTCTTTATCTTCGGACCTCCTATTGGATCTAGGAGGGCAGAGAGTTTATCTCCGCCAAAATTGGATATTCCGAATCCGCCTGAAGTGGCCAGATTCAAGGGTTGTGTGAATTCGTCTCCATCGAACGCTTGCTGAAGGCTCCAAGGTTTAAAGCCCCCACACATCATTTCTAGCGCCTGTAAGACCATTATCGTTCCATCATCCCAAGCCTCTTGATCGCTCGGGTATCCTTGATCGCTTGTAAATTCTTCCATTTGCTTACTAAAAGCTAACGGTGATAAGACAGCCGGTTGCATTCCGCTAACATGTGGATAGTTAACTTCATTTCTAAAGTGTTGCCACGTAGTATCTGGCTCTAACTTCGTAACCGGCTTCCCCATGCCTAGCGCCTTCCCAAAAATCAGGGGCGCTAAGCTAGGAATTAATCCATCATCCTCCCCGAAAGTGACCCCGCACTCGGTGAGGAACTCCCAGGGGAAGATAACCGGAGAACCCCACGCCGAAAAAACTCAGCTTTTTCGAGGTCGCTGCGAGGATCTTCCTCCTTCACAGCTGTCTTCATCCAGTCAACACGATCCTGGGTAAAAGCAACGCCTGCAGCATCATCACAACCTTTTGCGATAGCTCCTTGCACATGAATTCCGACCACAAGGTGGTCCTTGTCACGTTCAATGCGAGCGCCACATATTCCTTTCTTGTGACCACAAGAATAATGCAGCATGCCTCCAGAGACAGTACAAACAATCGGTTCAACTGATGTATGTCCAGATTCTGGATCAATAGAGAATATATGAGCAGGAAACGTTTCTCCATTCTTCACGACGCCAATGTTCATATCTGGCGACTGGAATTGTTTTGGCGCAGCACACATCATCAGATCCGCTGAGGGGTGAGACCAGAACGCTGGTGCAATAGGAACATCACAACCACGTCCTTCTCCAACCCCGTAATATCGCAAACAAGCGCCTTTTTCAACCCCACCTTCTTCTCCAAAATGGTGTGGCATCAAAAGACGCCCGAAAGCTTTATTCACGGTTCCCAATGGGGGTCCATTTCCAACACGAACTAACTTCATGTGCCGAACCCCTCGCTCTACTCCTGTCCAGGCTTCATTTATCATCTGGGGCGATATCGAATCTTTCACGATTAAACCCTCATTACATTTACAGCCTGCCCAGTGTTGACACCATTCACCGCCACAACCAACACGACAATCATAGGTCGAACCCAATTTCTTAGGACATGATCTAGCATCATGACGACACCATTTTTGGTCAATTGACTCAACCTCCTTCTCTTTTCCTTTAGTTGGATCACACCCAACCCAGTGCGTACATTGTTGGCCGTTGCACCGTTGATTGCAAACCTGATATGCATCTACAGGTAATTGCAGGGGACAGGATTTAACATGACAACATTCAGTCTCTTTCGAGACACTTTCGATGATCTCACCGAGCGCCTTAAAGATTTCGTCATCCATAATTCCTTCTGCTATTTGCTCAAACACTCCCGATTCAAGCTCTGTTGGTTCCTTTAAAGAACTGATCTTCTCTTCTGGAATACGTCGTGCGCGTTTGTTTGCATTAGATTTTTGTCTCGCACCAGCATTAACCACAGCACACATCTTTTCATAAGCTTCTGATCTAGTCATCGCTCTCGCACTTTCGCGAGCAAACGCCGTATCACGTGCAGTTAAAACGACCGACCGAGCAGGCTTACCGTGCCCCCTCTGGGACGCGGTTTGCATAAGAATCCTATCTTGGTGTTTTATATCAGGAAAGAGCTTCTCAATCGTGTCGCCACGCTGCATAAGCTTCTGAATATTGTTCCATGTCAAATACGTTCCCGGACGTAATTCAACGTCGTTGTGTGGATCGCCATAGACGAGAGTTATTGACTCATTCTCGAGTTGGCGTGAACGATGAATTCGAACGGCGATGTACAATATCAAACCCAGGAGCATTAAGCCTCCGGATATTAAAATTAACTTGTACTTCACCATGAATCCCCACATACCTTTGGAGGTCTTCCGGAGCTTACGCCCCATCTTACGTCCCCATCCATACATGTGATCCAAACTCTGATTCTCCATTCCATTTTCCGCTTTCACCTCTGGAACCAATTCAGTATCAACCTTTTCTTCTTCGATTATCGTTGTAATAGCATCGAGTATTACACTCGTATCTTTGCTTTCCGACTCTCGTTGTATCAAGGCATCTTTGAACTTCTGAACGCGAACAAGATCTGTTCCGCTCATTCCCTTGGCTATTTTCTTCGCCATAGGGGAAGGCTTCTTCGTCACAAAAACTCCAGTTCCATCATCCTCTAAATCTGGTTCAGATTCGCTTTCAGATTCATCCGTATCAATCTCAGTACGCGCGGCTACCTTTGTAGAAACACCCGCTTCTTGAAATTCGTCTTTTCGCTCCTCCGGTTTTACAACCATAAAAGCTAACAAGACTCCACCTGGATAATTCTTCAAAACAGGGCAATGTTTTCCCATCAGCATTTTCACTGAACCGTCTGATCGACGATAGAGATTTACTCTCCAGGGATATATACGCCCCTTGATGGTCTGTTGAAAACCAGCAACTTGGAACGGTGTTCTCACAAAAAAATGGATCTTATCCTTTTCCTTTAAATATGTGACAGTTGGCTTATCAGAGGCACGCATCGAACTTTCATACAAGATAACTTTTTCGGTCGTCTCATTTCCATATTCGTACTTGTCAATCTTCTTTTGACGCAATTTCTTGCCATCAACTTGCCAACGGTAGGCGGTAAACCCTACAGGAACTTTTTCCGAAAGTTTAACTGCTGATTGCACGTGGTCATACCAAACCACGCCATTTTTATCCACAATATAGAGCTTGTTCATGCTCTTACTTCCGAACCAACCTCCAAACCATCCTCGAACCATATCCAAAAGAGCAGGCATATGGCGGACAGCGCGCGAGATTCGATCTCCAGCTCCAGCAAGATCTGATGCATGCTTCCACCCGACGAATGGCAGCATTAGAGCCCCTAACGCGGAGAGCGCCAGGGCAAGTGCCGTAAAAACTGAAGACCCAGTTTTCCCATCCGGGGGCCACCGAGCACCAATAATTCCTTCACCAGCCTCGTTTTGCTTCGTTTCCATCCGTCGATTTCGCCAATAGTACACCACTCCCAAAATAGCTGTAAAAACAGCCGTCACGGCAGCAATTATCCCCAATCTCTTAGGAACACTCTTAACGAAAGAGGTAACCTCCCAAATAAATTTAACGCAATTCCAAATGAAATTTATAAGCCAACAAATGGAAATCACGCCAAAAATGAATGGCAAGACTATTCCTCCAGTGAGCGAAGTTACAATGGCAAGAGCCAAAGACACCAGGATTACGATCAGCTGCGACACTAATCGTTTCCGGTACGTCTGAGCATTAGGAGCATTTGAATTGGCTAACCATTCTAAAACGTCCGCAGTCTTTGGCGTCCTATCCCATTGCACTCGGGTCCAGTACCCCAGTCGCGTTGCCCAGTGTTCTTTAACCACTTTAGGCTGAACGGGCTCTTCCGCAGCCAGAACTTCCTTGTCCTGTAACCACTCGGCCCTCTCTAACGCAACTTTATTTTCTTCTTGAAGGAAATCATCCTCTTCAGGTACTGAATAGTCGTCATCTGGAACTTGAACTCCTTGAGCGTCCTGTCGAATGACAACCTTATGCATCTCGTTCTGATACCCGTACATTGCTGTACCTCGAGGGTTCCGAGCATTCCTTCCACGTCCACCGCTATAAATGCTTCCTCCTCGACGAGGTGCTACCCTCCGTCGGGGAACAAACCCAGGTTGCGTAAGATAAGCAATTGCCTTCTCCGACGCATCCTGTTTTGCAGCAGCCTTTGAAAAACCAATCCCAGAAAATTTCTTTCCTGAGGCTGAAACAATTGACAAATACTGACTAGCATCATTAGGGTCGCGTTCTGTATGAAACGTTGGATTACTTCCATACAGACGTTGATAGATCAAATTGAGGCGAGCATTAGGATTCGCTCCCTCAGGAAGGTCAACAGAATGAGCTGTAGACCACGGCTCAATTCCTGCTTGTTTCAACTTCCACACAGCTTCGCCTGCAGCCATACTTTCAGCAGTGACACGTTTTTGTCCGTATCCTCTACCGATCATACAACCATCGGTTAACCGTGCATGAGGGCAAGCATCAAATAGATCTCTCACATTGACACTAGCTCTAAATTGTCGAAGATGGTCTGGACCAAAAGCCTCAACTGAGAACTTAGGGAGTTCCTCATTGAGGATTGTCTGATAATAATTGAGTAAGATGTTTTTAGCATCTCCAACTCGAATCTTATCCTTCCAGTCAGCATAACTAGCTTCCAGTGCTGATAATTCAACCATCGATCGGGGAGACTGTTGAGCTTCCCCCGGTTCAATCGCATGAACAAGATCCGAACAAGTAATTCCCTTGTAATCATCATACAATTGTGCATATTGGATCTCATGATCATCTCCTTTTGAGAGATTGTGTGTATTGCTGATTCGATCAGCAATCTCTCGCTCCTCTGACTCAAGAGCAAGTAATCGCGCCTTAGCCTCTGCAAGCTCCGCAGACACTCTCTCGTGCGCTTCCAATTCTGACTGTACGTCATTAATCTCTGCAAGAGCAGCCTTAATTGCGTTCCAATCCTCCACCGAATACGATCCTGTACTTTCTTCATTTTCGCTTTGCATTTCTAATTGTTGTAGTAATTAAAATCTACAGTAGTATCGGTTTCTCTTTTGCTCCCCCGTCTATTCCGAGGTGCCACTAGCTTACCTAGAGCACAGACACCTTTGCAACTCCCGCCATACCTGGGTCTTTCTCCCAAGCGGTCTGAAATCACGGTATAGTATTCTGAACACCAACGTGCACAATGGTAGTGGTACGACCCACTTTCGCATTGCTCCCAGTCATCACGTCAATACTGGACTTACATGTGTTTGCACATGCGTACGCTTGCCATATCACGGCACAAGCGAATATCGAAATAGTAGCATCAAGTATTTATGATGATTATAACTAAATCTTACCTTCTCAATTCACAAAGATCGAATTCATAGGATGGGCCTTAGCCTTTAACCTTTACAGTATGCTGTCCTAATTAGACCGGACAACACTCCATTGAATTCTTTGTATAGCACAACAATAACACCAATTAACCCACCAGGGGTCCGAAAAGGTGCTATAGTATCTAGCATTTCTGATTAAACAAATTGAGTACGTGCTTTCGCACTAGGTAACTGGTCATCCCGCA